AATTTTTCTTTTTACACTGTTTTAATTAATTAAAATAGGAGATGTATTTTAATGTTAGATTGTAGTCAAACTCGCTACTTTCAATATACAGAGAAAGCTATTGCTAACGAAGCAACTGCAAAAAACATTGTAGAAGGCTCTCCGCTGGTATTGAAAATGGAAGACGGACTTGGCAAAGTTGGCTTGCCGACAGGTGCAGCTACTGAGCAGTTCGTTGGTGTAGCTTTTGCTGGTTACGTTCGTCCTGAAGTAATGGCTGAAGCTCACAAAGTTATTGTTGATGCAGATCAATTGAAAGTTGTTTTGCCTCATACTCCAATGGGTGGAAAATTAGGTGCAACTGTTGACGGTGTAAAAGCTACTGTTGCAACTTCTGGCGATGCTGCTGCTGGTAAGGTTATCTTCAATGCTGCTGATAATTCAGTTACTTTTGCTGCTGCTGATGCCGGTAAAGAATTCGTATTCCTTTATAACTATGAACCAACAGTTTCTGAAGCTCGCTTCATTGCTGGTGATGGTTATGCTGGTGGTTTTGGATTGAGTGAATTGTCTGGTACTATTGGTGTTATTCATCAAGGTACAGTTGCTACTTCTGAATATGATGTAGCTGCTGATTGGACAAATGTTGCTGCAGTTAGATTAAATGCAGACGGCAAGTTCACAACTTCTGGTGCTGGTGCTGTTGTTTCTAATGCTCGCATTATCGCAGCTCCAGGTACTAAGTCAGAATATTTAGTTTTACAATTGCTGTAAGGAGAACTGAAAGATGAATATGGAAAATATTAAATTCAAAGGTTCTCAAGAACGCTTTGGTGATACTCGTACTGGCGAAATCAATGCTTCTAGCAAAAGAGATTTGGCAAAGAAAATTTTGGCAGCTATGAATGTAGTTGCTGAAAAAGAGCCAGAGAACTTGGAAGCAATTCGCAATGAAGTTGTTGCTGCTTATAAAGATACAACATCAAACAAATTTGCTGCATTAGGTGCTGCATTGGCTGGTGAATTGTATGAAGTAGCTAATCGTCAAGGTTTTGCTCGTAAATTGTTGAAGAAAGTTGAAACTCAACAAGGTGCTGATATTCGTATGGATGTTAAATTCCCGAATTCAGTAGCTGTTACAGCTGTTTCTTCTTCACAAGTTCAAGCTGTATTCTTGAGAGACAAACATTACTATCCAGTAGCTGTTGATATTGCTCATAGAGTATATATCCACAAGCAAGAAATTGACCGCACAACTGGTGATATTTTGAATGAAAAATTGCAAGAAGGTCAGGAAGCAATTCAAGTTGCTGAAGATCGTTTATGGAAGTCTTCTGTAGACGCTATTGCAGGTGCTTCTAATCCGTTGCACACTTTAGTTGGTGGTTTAACTCCTGATACATTGGCTATTATGCGTAATGCTATCGTTGCTCATAACTTACCAGCTGCTACTATTGTTGCTGCTTCAGATGTTATGAATGACTTGCTCGGTACTAATTTCTCAAGTTGGTTCGATCCAGTTAGCCAATATGAAATCGTTAATACTGGTAACATTGGTTCATTGTTGGGTATGTCAATCATTACAGATGCATTCCGTGCTCCGACTTTGAAGGTTTTGGATCAAGGCGATGTTTATATCGTTTCTGCTCCTGAATTCCACGGTGGTTTTGCTGATCGTGGTCCAATTGAATCTACAGCTCTTGACGGTGCTTATGAGGGTGTAAACGCTCGTGGTTGGTACTTGGTAGAAACAATTGCTTTATTGGTTCATAACGCTCGTTCTGTTGTTAAAGGTAAGAGAGCTTAATTTAGTTAAAATTAGAAAGGATCAATGTGATGGCAAAAAAATTAAATTATACTATTGCAGCAGACCTTTTAGTTTTAGCTAGCGCTTATTACAAAAAAGGACAGAAAAAAGATGCTGTTAAGCTTTTTGTCCGCGCTATGGATGAAAGCGACTCTGAAGAAGTTATTGATTACTTAGATGAAGTTAATCAAAACGAAATGGAGCCAGCTAATGAAGAAAACGAAGTTTTATCTGACGAAGAGATCGATGAGGTTTTGCAGGAAGAAGAAACTCCAATAGCTGAAGAGCCAGAAATGGAACCAGAAGTTGAAGCTGAAGGTGAAGATGAAATTGTTCAAGATGATGAAGATCTTGAAGAAATTGAAATGGAACCTGAGGCTCCAGTTGAGGAACCTGAAGAACTGCCAGCACTAAGTGATGTTATTGCAGCAGTTGAAAAAAGAAAAGTTGCTTTAGCTAATTTGAAATCATTATCTGGTAACAAAGAGGCTAGAAAAGCTGCTATTGCTAAATTGTTAAAGAAATAGTAATAGACTTTTCAAGATAAAAAATAAAAATAAG